CTCCACCTCTCCTTTCGGTGGGGAGACTGATCTTAGGGCATTTGAACCCTCAATTAATTAAAGCTAGTTATGTATTGCTTTCGCGTCTCAATGTGATTCGACGAACACAAGGGATGGCAACTATGTGTAAGTATATGAAAGCTTGTACTTTGTACATCTATCATTACTTATCTGTGACTAAGAAACATTCTTTTATTCATAGTCACACGTTCGACCTTCCAGTCTCTTTGAGTTCTGGAGGTCTACCGCGTATATTGCCTTCTCGGTTCCGAGATTCTGTGAGAAAGTCTCGACCATTAGAGATTCGCTTTATATTGACAATATTAGGCCTATATCGTGTTTTACCCTATCCTGGGAAGGTTAAGTTATCTACGATAACTGATCCCTTCCAGGGTCGGATTGAACCTGATGTAGTGCGTTTTATTCCAATTTTTTGAAAGAATTTCACACAACCGTTTAAATGAAGCTTTAGACCCTTTATTATAAGGGCAAGCGGAAGCATTTCCTCATCGGATTTTAAGGGAAACTCGACTTCAGGTATTTTGGATTCTTTTCTTCTCTTGAGAGGATCCTCCCTGTGACCGAGTGTCTCTTGATTCTTTAAGAGTGCCCCGACTTATGTCCCTAATACCTTTAAATTTGAACAGATCAATCATTGATTAGATCTGTACTCTCGGCCCGAGTTCGGGCTGACAGTATTAAAGGAATGGGCAGTCGGGAAATTAGCTTTTAAAGATGAACCAGGAAAGGTTCGTGTTTTCGCTATGGTGGATATCGTCACTCAGTGGATTATGAAGCCTCTCCATGATTACTTGTTTTCCTTGTTGAAGACAATTAAGCAGGATGCTACATTTGATCAAGAAAAAGGTATAGCTTACCTTCAGCATATGTTGAAGGTTCGCCCTGTATCTTTTTCTTTTGATTTATCTGCTGCGACTGATCGATTACCTTTAAAGCTTCAGATTCTGATCTTAAATCAATTATGACCCTCATTAGGAGATCATTGAGCTAAACTTTTGGTTGACAGGGATTATTTGGTCCCTAATACCAAAGGTTTTAAGGACGTAACTGTCCGATATGCTTGTGGTCAGCCTATGGGGGCATTGAGTTCTTGGGCTATGCTAGCCTTTACTCATCATTTCTTAGTACAGTTATCTGCGTGACGGGCTGGGGTAGTTGGTTGATTCCAATATTACCTCGTCCTCGGAGATGATTTAGTTATTTTAGATTCTAAAGTTGCTAAACAGTACTTAAGATTGATGAAAGAGCTAGACGTTGGGGTTAACCCCTCAAAGTCTTTAGTGTCTAATAAAGGGATAGCAGAGTTTGCAAAGAGAGTTGTTAGTAGTGATGCTATGTTTTCTGGAGTTTCTCTTAAGGAGTTTACTAAAATATCTTCTAATTTTGGTATGATCCTTGAGACAGTTTCAAAATTCAACGTATCATTACCGTCCTTTCTTCGCTTTATGGGACTCGGTTCCTTTTCTTCTGGTCACATGTCACCTTCTATTTTCAAGAGGACTCATAAGGCTATGCTTTATCGTCTTTGAG